ATCGCTGGTGCCCAGCGTCACGTCGCACGCCGAGCAGGCGTTCATCGCCAGCTCCCGGAGCGTTTCCCCTTTTGCCGGCAGCGCGCCGCAGGCCTTGTCGAACTTAGCCATATTGTCAAGGGCTGTGATGCTGATGGTGGAACCCAGCATTCTGGGATCATCAGTGGTGTATATGCCCTTTTTAAGCCATTCTGTTGAATTAGATAATCGCAGTCCGATACTGGGCTGTATGACAGCATCTGTAAAATCATATGCTGAAAATTTATCTTCATAATTATTAAGGGTGAACTTGCATTGATTGATGATTGCGGAGCCAATGTCAAATGAGCCATTGCCGGACACCCCATCATCAATGGCAAATGTATCCTTGATGAAATCCTCGCTTGTCAGCTCCAGTTTTGTCCCATCTTTAAAGGTCAGGGTTGCTTTCAAATCAAACTCCCGATTCTCAACAATCCTGTCTTTATATTCCCTTGAAGTTTTTATCATCCTGCCACCTACCTTTCAATAATATCAAATGACACCGATGCATATAGCTTTTTGTTCTGCATCCAGACCTTCACCGGTGCGGACCTGTCACCGCAATAAAACTCCCTTGTCTCCGTCGCGCCGCCCATCGCATCCGGATAAGTCACCTGGAAATACTCTGGGTTGAATGCCTTAAGTATTGCAGACGTTTGCGCCGGAGTCGTTCCGTTCCAGGAAAGAGACAGCTTTCTTTTCTGGCTTGTTCTGCTCTTGTACATCTTATCGCCCTGCTGTACACGCCCGGCATCGGCCGCAGATATATCCTGCAGCCCCCAGGTGAATGCTGAAGGCGTCCTGATCGGCACCCCGTCGACCTTAATCATGAAGCCTGCCTCCTTCCTATGCTAATTGGGTTGTCACCGTGTATCTTCTTTCGCTTTTCTTCTCACCGGTTTTGACCACCTTATAGAATGCCTCACTGTCAACCATGAAAACAAATTCAAGGACAGGCGCCTCTTGGCTCCCGCTTCCCTTGCTGTTCATCATGGCCGCCATTACCGCATCATAGACCCCGCGACTGACGGATTCGACGATCTGGTTATTATTCATGACACCGGCGCGCCCGCCAAAGTCACCGACAAGCTCCGGTCCTGCTTCATTGGCCACAAAGAGCTGCCCACTGCCAACAACACCGCCTGATGCCAGCATGGGGATGTGGGGAACGCTGATGGTGCCAAGCCAGCCAAATGGCCTCAGCCCCATGATGGACACATTCCTGATTGCCCGCAGAGCTGAATTCAATCCGCTGAACGGCACGGAAATAACCCTGTTGATGCCGCTGATGATGCCATTGACGATGGATTTTAAACCATTAAGAATCCCATCTTTGATGCCGTCAAATATCTGCCCGCCGGTCGAGAACACATTCTTGACCGCTGCCCATGCGTCACTGAACTTATCCCGGAACCAGCTTGACACATTTGAAAAAGTTTTCGTGATGCTGCCCCAGACACTTGAGAAGAAGCTTCCGACACCCGAGAAAGCACTTTTTACACCGCTAAACGCATTCGTAAATTTATCCTTAAACCAACTTCCAATATTACTGAATGCATTCGTTACTGCCTTATATTTATCACCAAACCAACTGCCTATTGAGCTAAAAGCAGCCGTAACGGCTTTATATGCGCCATTGAATCTCTCGCCAAACCAGCTGCTAACATCGGAAAATATGGCCTTTATGCCTCCCCATATATCGGCAAACAACTTAGTGATATTACTCAGAAGTTCTTTAATGCCGCTGATTAATCCTTCAATCAAGAACCGCCCAAGCCCCGCAAATACGGTTGATGGAGAATGAATTCCAAAAAGGCCCTTAAATGCATTGATGATGGGGTCAAATACGTATGCCTTCATGAATGATGCTATATCGGATACAGCTGATGCGATCCCTTTGAAAAGACCTGATATAAGGTTTTTCCCAATTTCCACGACACTGTCAACAAAGTTACGAAATCCCTCAACATTTTTGTAAAGGGCTACAAACCCGGCGATTAGCGCAACTATGACCGTAATTATAAGATTCATCGGCGTACAGAACGATGCTATTGCAGACACTGCTGAGGTGACAAATTTCACTGCCTTAAAAGCCGCAAAGAACGATACTACCGCTACCGTTATGGCTTCCACTATCCATTCATTTTCAGATAGAAAGTCAAATAAACCACCAAGTCCATCAAGGACTTTTGGCAATGCGGATTCTATCAGCCAACCCACAAAAGGCAAGACAGCATTTGTCCACATCCGGGTCAATGTGTCACCGATTATCTGCAGCACAGGCTTCCATTTTTCAAGATAATTGCACACGCTCTCCAGCAGGGGCGCAAAATTTAACGTCTTAGCCCACTCTGCCGTTGCGCCGGTTATTTTTTTGATCGTATCCACCACAACTTGTAAATTATTAAATAAGGCTTGCACAATCCTTGTGCCGACTTCATTTTTCTCCCACGCATTTTTAAAGGCATTTGCTATATTACCTATGATATTAAAGATGTTCTGCAGTATCTGATGCATGGTGGTAAGCAGCTTCGTTCCTGTCCCATTCGTCCAGACTTGTGAGAAACTACTTCCTATGCTCTTGATAAGTCCCCAAACGGAACTCAACGCATACTTAACGCTTGCAATCGTATTCTGCCCCTCGGCTGCCCAAGACTCTTTGAACGGCAGAAAAATCTGACTGAATATGCTTTTAACTTTTTCAGCCAAATCACTCAGTTTACTGTTAATCGCTACTTCCTCAAACATGTCACCAACGTTCACACCGCCTGCACCGGTATTACTGGCACCCGAACTGGATCCGGAGGACTGGCCGCTCATCTTATTCAGTTCATCAAAGCCCATGACCTGGTTCTGATACTCCTTGGCCGCATCTGCCGCATCACCGGCAGAACTGGCTGCATTATTCAAAGATGCTGCATAATCCTGCTGTACGGCCTTTGCTTTTGTAAATGTAGACTTTCCTGTCAAGGCCGCAAAGAACATGCCGATATAAGTGGCTGCCTGGTTTAGCATATTAATCAGCTTACTGAGGATTGGCGCGACAATGCTCAGGACCGGTGCAAATGCCGTAGCAAAACTGTTCTTAAGCTGAGTCAGTGAAGACATCAGCATGGACAGGCTTTGGTTCGTCTCATTAGAGTACTGTGCGAGGTTCTTGAAGCCTTCCCTCGCCCCGTTGATGACCGACCTCAACGCCATCCTGATGAGCAGCAGCTTGAACATGTTGCCAAGCTTGAATATGCCCCCGCTCAGTGAATTGGAGCTCCCATGCAGGCCCTTGAAGGCTCCGCTTGACTTACCCGCATGCGATGCTGTGTTCTTCAGTTTATGGATCAATGACTGGAAGAACCCGCCTGCTTTCTTGACTGCGGGCCCGACTGTATTCAAGACAGCCTTAAGGCCTTTAAAGGCGCTGGAAGCGACATAAGCGCTTTCCCTGGCCACTCTGCCGACACCAGGCATTTCCTGGATAAACCTCATCAGGCTTTCCCTTGCCGATGATACAGTCTGCCTGATGCCTGAAATCGCCTGTCTGGCACCTGCGGCAGCTGACTGTATATAACTTCCATTGCTCATGGCGCTATTGGCATACTGTATATTGCCGCCACTGGCACTAAGGCCGGACATCTTCTGCTGATAGTAATCCACTTCCATGCCTGCCCTGCGGATGGCCGCCTCATTTTTATTCCATTCGTCTGTCATCCGTGAAACAACTGTCCCGCCGCTGGCTTCCAATTCCGCCAGTTCGTTCTTGAAATTGTCTACGGATTTTTTTGACTCCTCTATATCAGATATCAGATTTTTATATCGTGTGCTTTTTTTACTGCCCCCGCTTTCACTGTACTTACGCTCTTTCTCCTCAAGCTCGCCAAGTTTTTTTGTTGCCAATTCCAGACCTTTTGAAAGCTCCGTATATTCTTCGGTATTGACTATCTCCGTATTCCCGAACAGCTTCAGCCGCTCTTTGGCTTCCTCCAGTTTTTCAAGCTGGCTGGCAGCCTTCTCATATCCCTGTTCTGCTTCTTGGTAATCATCGGTAAAAACAGTAATGCCGGCTGCCATCTTTGCTTCCTGGATATACTCTCTTATGCCAGCGGTCAACTCCTTGAACAGGCTGCCGCTCACAACATCTTTACCGGTATTCTTTAGGAGCTGGCCGGTATTTGTTGAAGCTATCGCTTCTTTGACCTTGCTGGCTGCCGTGACTGTTTTCTGCATGTCCTTTGCCATGCCGTCATAGCTTTTGCCGGCCTCCCCGGTCTGTTTGTCAATTCTGCCCATCGTGTCATCAACGATTTTCCTGACTTTCGCCATCTCATCGCGGCATGGTTTTGCGTAAGCCTCAATCTGTACTTTCAGGGTGTGCAATGTCGTGCTTCCTCCTGCCATAATTCACCTCCTTCCCGTCAAAAAGAACAAAGGCGCCTACCCTTCGATAGATGCCTTCATTTTCATGTTGTGCCGCATGGCGTGCTGCCTACGTCTTTCCTTGTAAGCATCAAATTCCCCCTGCTCTTTTGCGGCTTCATAAATGGCTTGATCTTCCGCAAACAGCTCAGGGAACACGTCCCACTGATGTGATATCTTAATCTTTGGATCCCATGCTTTTCCTAAGTATTCCCCTATCAGCCTGGCTTGTAAAAAGCATACATTGATATCTGACTTCTGTTCCCGGAGCTTGGTACGCTTGTGGCTTTCCATCTTGTCCAGGACCTCAGGAATTGCCAGAGCCCAAAATTCATTGATGGAGATTCCGCAATCGAGCGCATCGTGATACAATTCCCATATGAAGTCTGTTACAGTTCGTCTTTCATCTCTTCCAGTTTTGCATCCATCTCCTTGCTCTGGCTCTTCGTAAAAAAACCGGATACCGACATGACGGGCATGATGACATCACTGAAGAATTTCAACTGGCTCCCGCCTTCGCCAAGATAAGTGTCATACATTTTTTGGACGTCGCTATAGCCAATCCCATGATGCCACTGTTTCATCGCTTCCTGTGCAATAGTCAGCATGACCGGAAGGGGCGGCATGCTCCCGGAAGAAACGATATCTATCAAGCTTCTGTTCCACTGGCTTTCAAGCCTACATATGCCTGCAGTGTTTAGCTTAAGCTTATACTCTTCACCGCCTACTGACCAGTAAGCAAACAGTTTTCTTTTCTTACTGAAATCAACCATTTTGGATTCCTCCACAACTTCATCATCTGTCCCATATTTCATTTCCATGGTTCTCTACCTCCTGTATTATGCCGGGTCCACAAATGTAATATTGCTCTGCAGCGACATGGCTGCTTCAAACTCAATGACGCCATTGACTGCGCCGCCGGTTCGCTTCACGGCCACCTGGGCGCTGAACTGGCTCTTCGTCCCATCCTTTAGCGTCTCCTCAAAGTCAACCGTCTTGCCGTCACTCTGCATCTGCCGCATCACCCTATATGGGCTGTCAGCCGATGTATTGTCAAACTTGAACTTGTATGTCATATCCCCTGCATCGCCAATGCCGTTCTCATATTGTTTAAGCTCATCTTCAAGCGTCGTGTTCTCCACCTTTTCCGGATCGACCCCCATGTCGGGAATCTCCTTAAGCCCTCTAAGGATCGTGTAAGTGCTGCCGGATCCTGCTTTATAACCTAGTGTTGCCCCATTTGCTAACATATCATCATCCCTTCCTTAATCATTATGGTATACTTCCTGTGTATTGACATCGATGACCATCTCATACCGCATGAGCTTGTGCTTATAGCCATTAGGGTCATCCACATCCATGCACTGGGTGCGCTTAAGCCCTAATGCAGCTATCGCCCTATCCACCTCCACGGCCAGGGCTGAGGTGCTCTCATCATTCCAGATGTCTATCTTATACCGGCAATATGCCTTCTGCTCTTCCATGTCGGTATGCTCCACCACCCTGTTGTCCTCCTCCTGGTATTGGATGGCCGGCATCTTCGCCCAGTTCTTCGGGTACCCGTCGGTCACATTATCAATAACCTTGCAGAGCGCCCCGTTCACCTGGTCTTTCACATTTAACATCACGTCACACTCCTTTTAGCGATTTTCCCCATTCCGTTCCTATCATTTTGATAACCTCATCTTCATTGCCCTTCAGCGCCGGATACATGAACGGCTGGGCGGCCTGCCCGGATGATCGATAGAAGATGCCGTCTTTGGTCTCAATGGAAAACATACGGTATTTTTCAGCCGTCGCCTTGTCTATTTGGCTTTCATGGATCCACCAGGGAGATTGCGTATACACCGGATTGGCTGCCGGTGATATGCCGTCATGGTCCGCCTGCCCTTTGGGGCCGGTGCCAAGCTCTACATATGGGCCGTGCCTCTTATTGGTGTAGCAGCTCCCTCGCACCATATTGGGATCGGCTTCCACGGTCGCATAGATGCTGTCCCGCAATTCCCCGTCACCTACCGGGCACAGATGCTTGGCATTTGCCTGGACAAAGCGTATCCCCTTAGACACTGCCTGGAAAGCAGTATTGTCGGTATTGCTCTCAATCCTGCCAAACTGCCGGACAAGCTCCTTCCTGCCATCCACGCTCATATCTTCTCCAACTCCATATACAAGGGCTTATATGGCTTGATGGCAATAATCTTATGATCCGGCTTTACATCTTTATCCACATAGATACAGACACCATCACCCTCTTTAAAAGTGAATTTATCAAACTTATACTGCAATATGCCATCTTCATCTTCTATGGTATAAGCACCGTCAACTTTGCAGTTGCGGATATAGTTCAGTCTCTGGCCGTATATCTCGGCTTGAAGCTTTCCGCCTGCCGGCCATGCCACCCCGGAAAAGGCGATAGGCTCCCCATACTCAATATAGGTGCTGCCTTCGTTATCCTTCTTCGGTACTGCCGGTTTCAGGTGGTGCTGTTTCAGGCGGCTCCGTTTTATCCTCATTCTTTTTCACCCTCTCAAATCTCCGGCCGGCAATCCTGGCAAGCCTATGCCTGTTTAAAACATCATAAATTGCTTTTGGGGCGTCATTGAATGTATAAGATTCCCCACCTTCGCTACGCCCGTTTTCGCCCTCTGTGCCCATGCGGTTGTAGGCTATCAGCGCTAAATCCCTGGCTGTTTTTTCAAGCCCGGGCATCATCTGCCGGCGGCCTGTATAGCTCAGCACAAACTGCTCGGAGTCTTCCAGCAAAAGGGAGAGCAATTCAGTATCGCTCTCCCCGGTCAGCTTTTTTAACTTGTCTAAATTCTCCATTGGCCGCACCTACGCTTTGGCAGATAATGCAGCAGCCAATTCATCTTTCCTCATGCTTGAATAACCCGTGATGCCTGCTTCCTTAGCAAGTTCTTTCAAGTCGTCTACCTTCAAATCTGCCAGGTCAGCTTCCCCCGTATCAGTTTCCTCGCTATCCGGCACCGTATCTGCTTCATCGGTAGATTTCTCGCCGTTTAAGAGCTTGCCTGCTTCATCATTGGGCACGCCCATCCCTTCCGAATTAATATTGTGGCCATCATCCGGACCCGCATCTTCCAAGGGCGCATATCCCTGGGCTTTATAAACAGCCTTGTATGCCTTCTCAGAAGCAGAGATTATTTTATCTTCCTTGATATATTCCATATGCCCCTCCTTATGGTGTCGGCGCAGTCTTGGCCAGCAACGAGAAAGCCTCGTCCTTGATCGGCAGGTATGCAAGCCTCATAGTCGCCTTGATGGCAATCAGGTCCTGTTCTGCCAATGAGATGGGAAGCCCGTCCTCGTCAAGCGTTCCCTGCAGCGTTGCTTCTTTCAGGACTTCATACTCAAGACCATCGCGGATACCCACGATAGACTTTGTCCAGTCCGCTGCAATCAGCTCCGCTTTGTCTTTATCCCATGCGCCGTTACGGCTGAATTCGATCGGATTAGAATAGAACTCTGTCTGATCGACCCCCTTCACGAATAGCTGATTGCCATCCGCATCCCTTAGCTTCCTTAACCGGTTCTTGACGCCATAATGTGCGGCAAACCCATTGACATCAAGGCCGGCATCTTCAATCAATGCCATCTGGTCCGACACATCTAAGTCCAGCGCCGGTTCAGTACCGTCGACAATGTAGTTCCCCGCGGCAGCAGCCGCATCATAGACATTTCTTGCAAACGGGGAATTGGTGCCAAAAATACAGGCGGCATCAATAGCTGTATAAAATGCCTCTGCAATCGGCTCCTTTAATTCTCCAAAAACATCAATGGTGGCATCTTTCAATTTCTCCTTTGTCACTGGGATAATGACCGCAATCTTCTTGGCATGCATTTCCGGGAAAATCCAGGTTGCCTTGCTGACACCGATTCTTTTGCCCTCACCGACCCAGTAAGCGCCGGGCCCCTCTGCCATGACCGGAAATTTCTTATTGTCGCTCTCCATCGCTTCCACTTTTGAGAGGCGGATGATGGAGGATCCCCTTGCAACATCCTTCATGATTTCTTTTGCCTTGATTTCGGGCACGAACCCGACCAGCTCATCCATTAGTTTTGCCATTATTCACATCTCCTTATCTTATCTTTTTGATTGATTTTCTTTGATGATGTCGACGAAGGCAGCTGCCCCGACGCCCTCATCAGCGTGCATGCCGGATGCCCTCTTCGGGGGCTTCCCTCCCTTTAATCTTTCCTCAACTTTTTGGTTGACCGCATCTTCAAAAGCTTTTGCCATTGCCTCAATCGAAGCGCTGCAGCTCTCGGCGTCGGCGAAAACAAGCAGCTCAGCCAATTCAACCGGCACGCCCTTGCCGGCCAGCGTCACTTTCGCCTCGGCCATCAGCTCACGTCTTGTGATTGCCGCCTCTTTGTCAGCCAATTCCCTTTCCTTCTTCTGGCGTAGGTAATCAGCTTTCTCCTCCTTGTTCATCTTCGCCAGCTTCTCGGCCTCGCTGATTTTATCATCCGCTAAGGTCTGCCATTTGCTTTGGGCATTGCTCAATGCGGTATTGATGGCTTGCTGAAGCCTCCTGTCAAACTCAGCCTGATGGCCATTGGCCAGGATATCATCAAAACTTGGATTCTCCTCATTCCCTTTCTTGCCATCTTCGGCTCCGCCGCCGTCTCCCTCTTCAGCTCCGGCATCGTCTCCCTCTTCGGCAAAGAATTGTAAGCTCATCGGGAACACTCTTGACTGTCCATAGTGATTGTTCATGCGCTTCATTATTCATCTTCCTTCCTGCCCCAGCCCATTCATTTAAGCCCAGGCCATTGCATGTGTTATTGGCATGCCATTCTTTAATGCCTATGGCCGAAAGGCAATAAAAAAAGAAAGCCTATGCCTCCTTTGCTTTAGCGGTGACCGTCTTGACTATTTCTACCATGCCCTGATTAACCAGATGGTCCGCTCTTTCTTTAGATACTCTAAAGCTGTTATCCTTTGGGCCAATGACTTTGTTCTGCCGTAGGTCGTTATACGTTTTGACTGCCTTGACCTCTGCATCTGCCATGCTTTCTCCCTCCTTCCGTTTCAGGATATAAAAATACCACCGAACCGTTACTGGCTGGTGGCGCTATTTTATAACTTTGATATCCTTTATATCGCTTTCCCGGAACAGCACAAGACCGCCTGCATATGGAATCATCAATTCATTTTCCCCGCCTTCATCCTGGCTGTAACTGATTTCTTCAACAATGCCGGCCCATTCTTTTCCTGACATGTCAATAATCTTTACCTTTTTCCCGTATAGCTCTTCTTTTATCATGCTATCCCTTTCTTGCAGGCACTATATGGACGCCATCTTTTGAATAATGGATAATGAATGAATTAGTTGCATGCGTTTCACCGCCATAAGGCTTCCACGCACCTATCTCCTGATCGCTTCTGATCCTCTCCCGCCGCATATATTCCCCGGCACCACTTCTGACAATTTCTCCTGTTCCTGCATATCTGTCAACTAATTCCTGAGCTTGCTCCTGAGATATCGTCAAATATCCTCTGCTATCTTTATAGTTGTTGTGCCCAAGGATATGCTTGCCCTGTTTCCCCTCATGAATTGTTTTATTGGTGGCATCCGAACGGATTTTAATGCGTAGCTTTTCATCTTTGAATTGAAGCCGCATCCGTTCCCATTGCTCACTATCATTATACTTCATTTTCTGGAAATCATCTAGTGCTTTTGGGGCTTTATCCGGCAAAATCCCCTTATATTTTTCAAACTGCCGACGGTCCGCGCTGCGGTTTTTATTCATCTTCTCCGCTGTCTCCGCCTCCGGGCTGCCTTTGACATATTTATCGTGCCATTCATTGTATGTCATATTTGCCGGCACCTTATGGGCCTTGCCTGTTACCGGGTCTCTGGCAATGCGCTGCATCTTAGCGAGAGCTTCATCAGATATATCGCATATAATACAGCTTCGGCACCAAGGATGCATCGGCGGGCAGTTCTTTCCCGGTTCCTGTTCGGATACCTTGAATCTTTTTCCATCAAGCTCGCGGCATGGCTTTGATGTCTTTAAATCCAGCGTGGCCACGAAGATATAGGCATCAATGCCGCATTCCTTAAAGGCCTCAATCGTCATCTGGTTGGATATATGGCAGCTCTCTGTCCGGACAAGGCGCCTGGCATTGCTGGCTGACTGGGCGAATTTGTTGACAAGGATATTGGCTGCTTCCCTTTCACTCTTCCCAGTCAACAGGCTGATCAGCAGCTCCTCTTTCAAGGTCTGTGCCAGCATCTGGGTGTTGCCCCAGATGCGCTGCGAGTAATTCTCTCCGGACCATTTGGAGTTCAGGACCCGGTCAATCATCTTTGGGTCGACCACATTAAAGTCGAATGCCAGGCCGACCCGCTGCTGGACATCGAACAGGCTCTTGTAATAGGATTCAGTAGCCAAATCAACGTAGTGTTCCGTCGCAATGGCTTTCTCCTGCCGGTAGATATTCTGCATGACATTGTCTATCTTGCCCTGCAGTTCTTCAAGGCGTTGGATGCGTGCCCTGTAAGCCGGTGACTCCAACTGTGCCAGGGCCTCATTTTTATTTTGGTCTAATGAACTGTTTTTATAGGCGTTCAAAAGCTCGTCATAAGAAGTCCTGTCCTGCACCAGATTTAACAGCCTTCTGGCTTCGGCATCTGACAGGTGGTGCTTTGATTTGAGCCTGTCAAAAATATCGTTTATTTCAAAGTTGATATATTGGGATCCGGCATAGTAAATGCGGCTTAATTCATCAGCTGCCTTTTCTGCATCCTCCATGTACTCAAACATACGCTGCGCCGCACGCTTCTCCCAGTAGCTTAACTCACTCATCTGCCTCACAATCTTTCGGCGGGGTATTTTGTTGGTTCCCAAACAGGCCCTTTTGATGCTTTACGGCCGCTTCATTTTCTGCGGCCGCTGCTTCAATCTCATCATCCGGATCCTCAACGAAAGGGATCTGTGAAAGCAATGTCTTCTGGCTTACCGTGCCTTTAAGGTTCGTCACCATCTGTGCGACCTCCAACAGGTTCTTAGGCAGCCCGCGGCTGAATGACGGCACAATGGATTTCGCCTCCGCCTCCAGTGATAGCAGCCCTAGGTAATGGCAAAATAGCTGAATCCTCTTCTTAAGCCCCTTTTTATAATGCCTGGTCTTTATCTTCGTGATCATCTCAAGCCCCAGCAGCTTATACTCCATGGCCACTCCGGAGCTGTTGCCGACAAAGTTCTCATCAGTCAGGTTAGGGACATGGGAAAATGTATAGATATCTTCCTTCAATGCCTTCTTAAGCACCTCGGCCCCAGATTCATCAAGCGATGATACCAGGTATTCTGCTTTGGCATCTGCCGGCAGTTCAAGCAGCTTCTCCTTCCTGAGCCTTCTGGCCGCTCTCATCGCTTCATCTTCATCGTCACCCAGCTCAGAGCCATACAAGATTAACAAGGCGTCAATGAACTGCTCTTTATCATTGACCCTGTCGGACATCAGGGTATTATAAGCATCAATCAGGCTGATCTGCTGTTCAAAGTCTCCGATGCAGTCCTTATTATTCCGGTACTCTATGACGGGGATCCGTCCCATAAAGTGCTCTTCCGGATCCTCCGCCGGCTGCCCGATGGACGTATTCTTTGTTTCGATGTTCAGCACATGCTTAAGGTTCTCTGTAAAAACCGTTGCGACATAGATGCCCTCTTCGGAAACATCATCTTTTCGTAAATAATAATACACTGCGAACAATGCCTTTTGCTCTATCGTGTCATCATAGACGATGAATGTGTTTTCCGGCTCCAATACCTTGGTGGCCAGCTCCACCTTATCCTCTTTAGCGTAGACATATTCATAAGCCACGCCATAAATGGACATGTCCAAGGCGTTATCGCTGTCGGCATCGTCTGTATCCGCCCCATCGAAAGCGACCAGCAGCGGCTCCATGTCCGCTTCATCTTCGCTTGTGTTGTCGTATGTGATCGGATTGCCCATAAAGTAGCCTGTGGCCGTGTCCGTGATGTCTTTCGCATGATTGCAGACGGTTTTGGTATTAGGCGCATCGCCCTCTCTGACCTTTTTCTTAATGGCATGCTCTCCCAGGTAGTACGCCTTATTCTTCTTCATCTTTGGCAGGTTGTGGGCCTCGTGCTTCTGGATCAGCTTTTTAATCTCTGCCTTATCCAGGCTATTTTCGTCAAATGTTTTTGCGTAAGTTATTGTATACAATGTCTCGCCCCCTTAACGGAAACCATATTTTGATTTGCTCTTGACTTTGGCTTTGCTATTTCGCCGTATGTCTTCGATGCTATACCGTAGCATCGCCATGGCATCGTCCATGAACCCAACCGGCTCATCAAGATAAAGCCCCGTCTTTTCATCTTTCCTCCACTTCCATTGCTGGATCTCTTTGTAGGTATTGATACAGGATTCGTGTATATGGATTGTGGGCATCTGCTTAAGATAATCTATTTGGGCCTTGACGCTTCCGGGTTCTTTCTTAACGCCCCTCGCCCTTTTGTACCCTGCTTTCTGCCACATCTTAATCCTATCAGGCTCTGCGCTGTCGCAGTGCATCGGGATATTCTTCTGGAATCCTGCCCTGTTGGCCAGCTCTATGATCTCGCCTGTGTCCTTTTCAAATACATACAATTCCCTGCAAACGTACATCTCGCCATCTTTGAAGCCTATTTCACCCAAAGCATTGGCGTGGTTATAGCCAAAATCTTGGGCATTGACCATGTAGCCAAACCGGCTATGGGAGACATCAAAGCTTTCAACGATATAATTTGTGAGTATAAGGCCTCCTGTCTCGCCCCACTCCCCTAAACCGTAGACACGGTAGCCTTCCGGATCCCTCTCTTTGCGCATCAGCATTCTGCGATGGTAGGCGTCGTCGATGAAGCGGTTATCAAGATAAGTGCTTTGGTGGGTATAGACATCAGGGTGATTGATGTCAAAATACTTTGCCTTAATCCAATGGGTGGCGGAAACCGGATTGAATGAAAATGTTATCTGGTAGTAAAGGTTGACATTAACTCCTGATAAGTCGCCCCTTAACCTATCATCAAGGGTATCAACATCAGATTCGAATAGCTCCGTAGCCTCTTCTATCCATATCCAGGTGAGCTTGCCCTGCTTGACTGTGATCGACTTAACCTTTTCCCTCTGCCTTGCATCTTGAACGCCCCTGAATATGATCTGGTTCCCCGTAGCCTTGTTCGTGATTTCTAAAGGATTAGTTTTCATGTCCCAATATAAATGAGCCAGCTCCCCATAAATCCGGAAGATGGCTCCTGTCAGTTCTGCAAATGTGCTATCCCTGTTGCTGCCCTCTATCTTTCTGACGACCAGTAGGTTGGCGCCCTTATACCTCATATCCCCAAGCCTTAGTATAAAATCCTGTGCTATATTCACTGATTTGCCGCTGCCGGCTGACCCCTTGGCCAGCCTGTACCGCTTTGTGCACTTGTTGAACCCCTTGAAAATCGGATTGAATTCAGCTTTAGCTTGTGTCATCAGCATCACCATAATCCACTATGATGTTAAGCCCTAGATTGCCAGTCAGCTCGGTTTTATCCTTAAATATGCCAAGGTGCCTGCCTATCAGCTCCAAGGCCTTAACCTTATCGTTCGTCTTTACCTCAATGCCGTTAGCGCCTTCTTTGATGCCGGCAATGGCTCCTATCTTGTCTTTAGGGATTTTATCAGTCGGCTTGACGGATACCTGGGCGTATTGCCCTCGCTGCTCTATTGTCACAAAGTCCGTGATGTCAGCAAATCCTATCTTCGCAAGCTCCTCAAGAACCTTGTCCTGTGATATCTCTGTACGCTTTTCACGGTCCTTCATCCGTTTTCCAATGTAAGCCACGAGGTTAACATTGGTTAACAATCTGCTGCTTGCCGCTTTGGCTGCTTCGTCCTTTTTACAGTTCTTGTATACCGCCTTGTATGCCCTGGTGGCATTAAGGTCTATCAGGTACTCATCTGCGAATAATCTCTGCTTTTTGGTCAATGCCACTGACAACACCTTCCTTCATCATTTTATTGCTGCATTCATTGAGGATATAATCCCATTCAAATTAATTGAGTCATATAATTCCCTAGCAACTTCTTTTAACGTTTTACCCTCATAACCTCCATTATCAAACTTTTCCACAACTTCAATTGGCAGCGGAATACACATAGCCAACTCTAAAGTCTTTCGTTCATTCTTAACGCTTGAAAGCTGCTGATACATTATTTCCGCTTCCGGCTCTAAATTCTCTTTAATACCGGCTGGGTCATAAATCCTAATTGCACTTGAAACCTTTTGCTCCCTTTCTTGTAACTTATCTGTAGCAGCCTTGATATCTGAATTGATATAAAACAAACAATATCACCCTTTCTTACAAAGATCAGGAGAAGGCAGGAGGTAAGACCTTCCCCTGAATAGGAAAAAGCACCCACCTGATAAAAGATAAGTGCTTAAATGTTATTTTTACAGCTTAAAGGATATCACACCTATGGACTGCAATACAATGAAATTAACTGCAATATTTTTTCTGGAACTCTAATAAGGCAGTGCCATGAAGATTATAAATGTGCCTAATTGAAAAATTCATCTCAACTGCTATCAGCTCCCATGATTTATACTCTATGTATCTTTTGAACAATACTTTTGTATGGTCTCCGACACCCAAGCCATTTATTTCACTGGCTATTTTGTGCTTTAAGTCTATATAATCATCTATGGAATCATTAATTTCATGCTGTATGTCAACTATTTTAGCTATCAATGAACTTATTTTATCAGTATCTAAAGTTTTTTGAACCTTTTCACCTTCGTTACTGCAGCTAATGCTAGTAGATAATTCCCTAAGGTTCTCTAACTCACTTTGCCTATTAGCAATGACTGCATCTGCTCTTTTTACTTGTAATAGATGTTCTTTAGCTGTCACTTTTTCACCTCGTTTCAAATCAAATTCAAAAAGTTACGGTTGGTTACGGTTCGTTTTTTAACCGTAACCTCACAAAAACCTAGATTTTATCAGGGGTTGAAGGCATTTTTTGGCGGTTACGGTTACGGTTAAACCCTATACTCTCTATATTTTATATTTTTATAGTAATATTTATATATCCTTCTTAAAAATACCACATATGATATATTATCAAATTATTAATATAATAATAAATACCCCCTCTAACAGTAACCAACCGTAACCGCCTTTATTTATCAGGGTTTTAACCGTAACCGCCAACAGTAACCAACCGTAACTAACAGTAACTATTGTCAGATAACTTTATAATTATTCTAATAACTTTACATGTAACCACCTTACCATTATCAGACAATTCTATCATCATTTAAATTCCCTGCCGGACTCTTTATGTTTGATTTTAATCCTGCCAATGATTTCAAACCCGCTTAAGCTAGCCAAGTTTTTAATGATTCTGATTAATGTGTTCGCTGTTTCATTAAGAGCTTCATCTTCTCTCACAACTTCCCTCATGCCATAATAGGCTGTGGGGTCGTGATAACCTTCACTATTCTTCATCGGATTTCTCATTACTCACCCCCCGGCTCTTCAAGGTATTCTACAAACTTCCCTATAGATATTGCATATTCAATTTCACTTTTTGCACTATCACCTATATACCCTCCTAGGTTTACAACGAAGATACCAGTGGACATATCTATTTTTCTTTTGTGCATATCGTCAAGCATCACCTTCATATCATCATCCCATGATTCTTCATCTCCACTATGCCCAAAACAACCGACAGATAATACTATAAATCCTCTTAACGTAAGTTTCTTCTCCATTTCCATGATTTCTTTCTTAAACTTCGTACTGCCACAAAGTGTTAACACCGGATAATTATCCATATTGGCTCTCTTGATTTCTTCATTTGTTGCATCTCTACTGTTCACTACTTCAATCATCTTCTACCTCTTTTCCTCAAATAATCTTTCTAAATATACTTTCAAATATTGGTACTGGTATAGAATTACCAGCTTGCTTATAGAGTGACCGGTTCATTTTACCCTGTTTACATGGATGTGCCCTTATTACATTGTCAAAATCCTCGTCCGTGTAACCTTGCAGCTTCCAACATTCACGTTCGGTCAAATATCTATATTTACCCCCATGAAGCTCTATGACTTGTGTCGGCGTCCGGTCTTGCCTACAAGTAATTGTATTGGCGCAATCACTTATAATTTCTGCGCGCTTTATTCCTTTTTCCCGACTGCGCTTAGTACACTTGGTTGTGTGACAGTATAGCACTCATCAACTTCCCCTTCCAAAAATATACTTAGTGGTCTCATGGGGGTGTGGATGAGGTTTGTAAAATCAAAACTTTCACCATTTAAGCAACTAATCGTGAAGACTCTTTCTCTTTTCTGCGGCAAGCCAAAGTCCACGGCATTTAATAACTGATAACTATTCGCATATCCTAAATTCTCCATCTCACTCAAATACCGCCTGAAGTTATGAATCATATGCCTGCTTAGGACATTTTTAACATTTTCCCAAATGACATATTTAGGCTTCCAGTATCCCATCTGCTCTATGATGTGTATTGTCTCCCACATGAGTGATGATTCCGTTCCAGAGCCTTCATCAGCACCAGTTTGTTTACCTGCAATGCTAAATGTCTGACACGGGCTGCCATGAATAAGGATGTCTGGCTTTAAATTCCAACCGATTACTGATTGAGTCTTAAACTTCAACTCATTTGTGAACATGGCGTTATATGATCTCACTGCCTTTTCATCTATTTCAACATAATCTATTGCTTTAACTGGAATGCTGAGATTCCTTAACGCCACCCTTGGACTGCCTATGCCGCCAAATAATTCAAGTATTTTAACATTTTCAGTTAAGGGAAACCTAGGTTTTTGTGCGTACAAGATCCATCTCCTTCCTTATATTAATAGCTTCTAAATGCAAACACCTTTTTAGATTTTTTATCTATCTTTTTTACAATCACCTCTAAATTCAATCTTTTGTTAACCTGTTTGCTGAATACGACATTGCTCATGGGCTGCATACTGTTATCTGCACAAAACACGGTATACCTCTTGTAGACATCAGCAGTTGGCTCATTCACTATTTCATCAATGTCCACTTCTTGCAGGAATCCCAATATGGGGTTATTCTCAATCTCATATTCATCTATTTCTTTTTCCACCTTTACAGACTTAGTGAATGACTGGGTCTCTAATATCCTTTTTAAGCCTTCAATCCCTACCGCAATCAAGTATTCCATAGACTCTTTGGTGATCAGTTTGTATTTGATGAAGGCGTCATAGTCAGGGTCATCTTTTGAAAATTTGGCATTAAAAGGTATGATCACCAACCGCCTAAGCACTGCACCGGTTTTGTCCTTCATCCGGGGTATGTCATTCGCGCTGAACAGCAGCTTGACGAATGGGTTAAATTCAAACGGGTCTTGCCCTTTTCTTTCAGCTTTGATTCTGTTGCCGGTTACCACCTTTTTGAAAGTAGCCACCTGATTACCTTGCAAGAAATCATCACCGATGTCATCACCGATGTTTGCCAACTTCCCAAACATCATTGAAGTGCTGAACCGATCACCCAATTCTTTCAAATCAAGAGATGATATGTTCTCTTCCCCTAACATCGCCTTGATCATATCCAGATACGTACTCTTCCCGTTCGCCTTATCACCGGTCAGAATGAAGGCTTTCCCCAACTCATTTCTACGGTACATACAATAACCGATGCACTCTTCCAGCAGCAACCGGATGGCTTCGTCCTGACACGCCAAATTATCAAGCGTGGTGTCAGCCAGTTCAAAGCATGCGTTTGGCTTGTAATCCCATTTCAGTTTATTAGTAATGCAGATCTCTGGACTAAACGCCACCATCTGATCTGACAGGGTATCATAGATGCCATTGTTGAAAGCTATATATCTGGCATCCGCCGGTTCTGAATTGTATGTAATGAGTAATTCCAGATAATCCAACACCTCTCTGCGCTGTGACTTCCTGAGGTTGGGAATATGTTCAATCATCACTGCTTCAATCTCTTTGTACCCATTCACATAAACGCCATCTTTATAAACATACAGTTGATTACTGATCTTGATGATGTGGTTATTATTCTTAATATATTTGGCGAACTTATCGAAAAGAAACGTGGTGCCATTGTAAAATATCGGCTTTTTAAAAGCATCATCCCTAAGTATTGTTTCAATTTCATCTTCTGATAGCTGCTCTTTTAGTACAAACCGGTTGATAATTCTGATTGTTTCCCTGCATTCCTCAACGGTGAAATCATTGCTTTGCAAGGTTAGAATGTAATTAAACAATGCCTGATTCCGACCGTCTCCGGCATCCATCGTCAAGAAATCCATCTTGTACTTAATGGGTGTCAGCCACTTAGGGATTTCCTGATGCTCCCCATCATCTTCAATATCCCATTCGATAAACCGCTCTTTACCGTCCACCTTAAGGACTTCATAGGTTGCTTTATATCCAACCTTAATATCTGCCGTCAGCCCAATGGCTAGGCTGCACTCTGACCTGCAAGTCCTGACCTTAGTATTCTTGAAAATAAAGTGCTTCCCCCTGCTTGTTTGGATTACCCTGCAATCAAGCTGACGCTCTTCCACGATGTCCATCAGAATTTCAGACTGCTCCAAATCATCAATGTCAATGAACATCGTATCATCGGCTAAAACACCGGCATATTCAGGGAAGTACTTCACTTGCTCTAAGGTTTTAAAGTCTGCACGCCCTTTGAATTTCTCTATGCACTTCTTATCTTTTGTTTCAACATATCCCTTGTACAACTCCATCACATCACCCCGAAACCTCTCAACCTCTTGTTAGCCATTGTGATGTACCAGCCTTTGTCAAGCCTGTCCGGCACCGATACACCATTTACCACATCGTTAAACAAAAAACAATATTCTGGGCTGTTGGAAATCTTTGCGGGTCTACCCGTCTTGGCATGAACCTTAACCACGCCCCGATCGGACTCCAGTTTGGATGCAAAGATTCTAATGCACTTTTCCTTGATGGGAATATCACCGTGAAGGATGGTGGTGTATTTATTGCTGATTTTTGACACCAATTGAAATTCCTTTAAATCATTACAGTTGGTGATAGTGGTTTTAGCAGGGATTCCTTTAACCATGTAATCAACCAATGCTTTATTCACAATCGGCAGGTCATAATCTAAATCAGATAACTGTTTTACATAGTCACCCTTTGATTTGACTGCCCCAGTTTCCCTATCCACGATCAAATAGTTGTTAACATCTTTTTGGTACAACTTACCAATGAACGTGTCAAAATCCATCTTCATCCCTGTCCTTCTCTCCCATTTGTAAACAACATCATCAATAACATCAAAATCCTCATATTTTTCCAACCTCACAAGGATGCCGTCTGTGTTGTTTTGGATTAATTCGCAATAAGGTTCAATGTGCTCGATCAAATCTAATAGTAATAATTGCCCATTGACACAGATTGAGTTGTTTGACATGGGGTCATACAATGCCGATTGCTTCTGCTTCATCTGCCCTGATATCGCATTATCCATAATCTTGAATGGGTGCCTTGCTTTCTTGTCGCCTTTTTTCTTAAATTCAATATTGCTGTCATGGATGAACTCAAATTTTTCAGGGTCATCCATAACACGGTACCCGAATTTATATTGCTTTTGCAAAGCCGGATAGTAGGCGGTGACATCGACTAATAAAAATATCCCAGTCGCATGGTACCTTTTTCTTGCGCCGTGACCGCCGCCCCATGAAAAAACATGCTCAACACCAGCAACCATCACGCTCTTTTGTGACTTATCATAACTTTTGTTTTCCGGTCGCCTGTACCAATCAGCCACATGCCTGTATTTTTTCAATTCCAAACAATCCAATATTGGAAATTGGAATTCATCATCGAAAGTCTTCCCCTTGTTATTCCCACCTAGCATTATGGCTGCTAATTGTGGCTTGGTCTTTGAGATGTAGGGCAAGGGGTAATCAAAATGCTTTATGAAATACATCATGGTCTTGAACTCGTCTATCCGCTTAATGAAAATTTCTGCTGTCTGCTCTACATCATATCGGCAATACTTAATCGTTTCTTCAATCTCTGCCGCTGTCAGCTTCCTATCTATGTCAAAGGGGATGGAGCTTTCTTTAATTGTGTTCCCCATGAACCCTTCAAAAATTTTCAACCCCCTGTCATTGTTTAACATCACATCATAGTTATTCAACGGGAAGTCTCTGAACATATTACTGAATCGCCAACCCGGCTTACCGTCTCTGATAATCCAATCGTTGATTTCTTTTGGGTTGAAGTCACATAGGATGCCCTTGAATATGTACTGATCATAGTGTCGGCTGTTGAATCCAATCCATATATTGTTACGATTTTCCTTGTACAGTTTCAGCAGTTGATTGCAGTCATTCACTATGACATATTCCTTTTTTTTAATAGCATCTATCACCACAACAAGCCAATCTTCCTTGAAAACTTCAAAATCATAAAACAGAATGACAATCAACTCCCTTCTAGTGGTTCCAAATCGTCCAATATCGGTTCTCCCAGTGCCATTTCACAATTGGCTACTCCTTGGGCATAATAAGAATCTTTCAATTCAATACCTATCGTCCTGCGGTCTAATCTAAGCGCCATATAATTTGTGCTACCAATCCCAGTAAAAGGGTCAAGCACTATATCCCCCGGGTTCGTCCATAATTCAATGCAGCGTTTGATCACTTCCAACTGTAAGGGGCAAATGTGGCGTTCATCCTTTTCATCTCTCGCCGATTTCTTCTGCAAGGTATCCGACTGCCTGATATCCATCCAGACTGGGCTTGCGTACCTTTGCCACACATCTACTGGGAATTCCTCATTTGTGTGCTCAATCCGTTCCGGATTCTCCCCCGGCTTCCGCATGGTGATGATATAATCCGGTATGCCCTGCCTGCTTATGGAGGAATCTTTTTTCAATTGCTTGTGCAGCAGTCCTAACGCTTTGGTGCGTTGCATCTCCGTTACTGGATTCTTCCAGATGCAGACCTCCGAATGAAAGATAAAGCCCACCTCTTCGAACAGCTGTATCAAATGCCCCCTAAAGTCCTTAATGCCGATGACATCATCACGGGATTTCATCAATGGTATATTCATCACGTGGAATGACAGCAATCTGCCATCCATGGTCACCCTGAACAATTCACGTAAAATGTACTTGAAATGCTCATAAAACTCCTCATCGCTCTTACTGTTCCCCAAATCCCTGTCACTATTGGAGTAAGTATATAGATTAGCGAATGGTGGGCTGAAAATGGAGTAATGGATACTGCCGTCCGGTATCCCTTTTAACACCTCACATGAATCCCCTTGGTACATGGAGTAAAATTCATCTATCTTTTGGTTCAAAATCATCATGACGCCAATTCCTCCCATTGCGGTAATTTCATTTCTATATGGGCGATATATGGGGTGTCAATCCTACATGTGCGTCTCAACTCGTCTTTCGTAATCTCTTTTGTGAGCTCGATCATGGCATCCTGCATCTTTTTAGCGTCTGCCTGCTTACGCTCTATATTCTGTTTAACACACCCTTCTTTAGCTGATATGATGATGTAGACATTCACCGCTTCGCACTGTCCGAACCTCCAACATCTTCTGACCGCCTGATAATACTGCTCGTAGGAATCCGATAACCCAACGAAAATCATGTTGTGGCACTGCTGCCAATTCATACCAAATCCGGCGATTTTAGGCTTCGTGATCAGGCATTTTATGTAATCCTTTGAAAATTCAAGCATCATCTGCTTTTTATACTCTGCCTTGTCGCTCCCCTTCACCTGAAATGAATCTTCAATCACGTTATATAGCGTTTGGCTTTCTGCGTTCAAATCACACCATACAAGCCATTGCTCACCGCTCGCATTAACAAGATCAGCCGCCGCACGACAACGCAATTCTAAAGAGTCCTTTCTAGCCTTCCTGCGCTGTGTGAGGGTAAGTGGCTCTGTTGACGGTTCATCAGCGTCAACTATTATCTCATTGACATTGAGTTGGGGTAGATCATACCCCTCCTGCCCATATCCCAAATTGGCAGGGTTATCAATAAATACCGCCCACGATGCCATCCATTCCCAATAGATGGATTCTGCATGTTTCTTCAAACGCCACTTAGAAGTTTGTCCACCATCATGCACAAAGTACATCGATAACATTTCACTTCGTGTCATGACGCCTAAAAATTCCGAATGGTTCCCCAGCTCCATGAAATCATTTGGTGCCGGTGTTGCCGTACACGCTAATTTATATGTTGTTTGTTCGAATTTATTGATAATCCGGTTGCGTACCTTACCAGTAAATGATTTTAAAATACTGCTTTCATCAAGCACCACCCCAACAAATTGTGAAGTGTCGAACTTGTCAAGTTTTTCATAATTAGTGATGTTGATGCCATCTATGACATCATCGTTTGCTTCACATATTTTCACTTTAATCCCAAACTTTTTACCCTCATTGACCGTTTGCGGCGCAACTGCCAGCGGTGCCAAAATGAGAATATTGCCGCCGGTATGAAGATGCAACTGATCCGCCCATTCCAGTTGCATCGGGGTTTTTCCAAGACCACAATCAGCAAATATGGCACTTTTGCCTTTTGCCAACGCCCATCTAACGATATCCTTTTGAAAATCATAAAGCATCGGATTCAATTCATCTTTCTTCACTGTAATCCCGGAACTTTCCGATAAATAATTCTTCTTTTCTAAAAAATCCTGATAGGACAAATCCATCACCTACTTTCTTTTTTAAGGGTGGGAATTACCCACCCTTATATTTTTGAAAATTAACTTTCAAGGACTTCCACTATGGAGATACTGTTGAAAGCCTTTTCATCATAATCAACCAGATATTCCAACCCCATATCGTCAATAGCTTCTGCGATATCCAATACTGTTTCATTCAGTTGCCCATAACCTTTAAATGGATCACCAGCGATAATAATAGGATCACCATCTTCATCTTCCGCTTCCAATTTCACAAGGAATCCGGTAGCAGAACTAATCATACCACTATCATTTTTCGTGCCCTTCAACACTCGGTTCATGTATAGACAAGGCATTTTTTTACCTTTCCATTTCTCAATGAATTCTAATGCGTCATCGTTGCCCTTGGAATCATCTGCTTCAACGATTCTTGCCACCACTGCCAGCATTGGACGCCCCGGGTCTGCTTTTGTACCCTTTAATCCCAGCTCTTCAATCTTTACTATGTACTTACCCTTTGGAATAGTAAAATTGTTATCTGCCGCTTCCGCTACGTCTTTCTGTAATTGCTCTAAATCTACCTCGCTATCTAACTTATCAAAATCTAATGCCATAATTAATTTTCCTCACTTTCCGCTCTTCACGCTCTGCTTCTTCTCGTTCTTCTTTTTGGTTTTTCTTCTGGTTCTTCTGTGGGCGGTGTATCCGCATCATCAGGTATTTCTTCCTGAGAGGTTCTTCTACGTCTACCAATTCCATATTTCGTTTGAGCCTTATCAAATGCAGCCATTGCACCTGTCATTTCTCCCTGCTGTTCTGGTTCAACTTTATCCTCAGATTTTGACCGGTCTTTTCTCGTTCTCCTAGGTACTTTCTCCAATTCCGGTTCTTTTGCTTCTTCAAACGGTACTTCTTCCCTTGGATCATCGGGATTTATATTGGAGTTTGCCAGTTTTTCATCATTATCCTTGATTACTTCATCCCTGGTTTTAGCCTTAGTAGATGTACGGGTTTTACGCCCCCTGCCACCGGTTGAGGGCTTCTCTATATCTGGTATTGCTACCGCTTCATCAGCTGCCCGTATCTCTTCATCACTCTTAAAATCACCAACCTCATAATAGTTACGGATCTTTTCATCAACATATTTCAAATCGTTGTCGATGGCATAGCTTGGAAACATGCCCATTGGGGCTTTTACTGTATCTTTACCGCTATTTTGAGTAAGGAAATAATATTTTCCATCAACCACCTGAGTCCTTAATACAGTTGTAAATAACCCTTCAATAGTTATTTTCTCACGTAGCAGCTTACCAATTAGCTTAATTGTAGTGATGCCATTATCAAGCGTTTCCGTGTGCGTTATGAAGTAGACGGTCACATCTTCCGGCAACTCTGCACAGATATCAATGGTTTCAAAATAGTTACTTGCAAAATCGTTCCATTTATCCCAACCAGCTTCCTTGATTCGATCCATATAAGGGATGGATAATAGGTACTGAAAATCATCTACTACTATCACCTTTTTATTAGTGTTCCGCATGAACTTAATAATTTTACGAGAATCTGTTTCACCGTTCAGCATTTCATATTTCCCTTTGAATGGTAGTGGTTTCCCTACTGGATTCACTACCGCCAATTCATCTGGCGTGAAATTCCTCATGCTCGTTGACTTGCCTGTACCAGATTCACCCATAATCAAAATTTTCTCTGCCATTTATTTTTCCTCACTTTCTAAACTTTTCATTTCAACCACCCTAGAAGCCCACATATCTGCCCAATGGATGATCATTTGCAAAGGTGTTTCATGCCCTGACACCTCATACTTCAAAGCGCCATACAATCCATCGTGATACAGGATGGCATTCTGCTCCTCTTCGGTCAAATCGATGTAAAGTGTTGCCACTACCACACTTCGAATGCAATGGTCAACGTGTAGCAAGTCCTTGTTAATTGCATATGGTTTGGTCTCTGACTGCTTATACCTCTGTTCAGGGCTTGCTTTTGTCGGTCTCCCATCCTTAATCATGTTTGGCACATAATAGGATTTTTCATATTGACCGCATTTACCCAAATCGTGTAGTGCTGCCGCAATCATCACCGAATCATGAATCTTGTTGTACTCTTCACCGCCACACAGGGCAACGCCGACCTTCTCTGCAAGCTCCATGACGTGCCGTGTATGGTGTATAAGCCCGAATTCACAAGCCAAATGATTGCCACCGCTGCAAGGAGCTTTAAAGAAGCCTATCTCTTCCATGTGCTCAACTAAATCTCCCATACCCTCACGCTTCGTTGCCAACAGCCTGTCCACTACATATTTTTTATTACTTAACTCTGCCATCATTTATAAATCTCCTCTTCTTATTTTTCGGTATTATTCCTGTTGATAAAACATATTGTCACTATTGTCAAACATACAATCAATGTGATCTGCACTGATGAAGCCATTTAATCGCCACCTTTCAATTCTAAAATCAACGCTTTCAACCTTTCAAAATCTTCCGGATAAAACACTCCGGCAATAGCACCACTCTCAAGAATTTGTTCTATCTTTTGCTTTTGCAACCCTGATACAACACCGTTTGGTGCTTTTAGTTCTGCTTCAATGGACATTCCCCTGACAATGATATGTAAATCAGGTAACCCACTTTTAGAGAAACCGCCACCCCACCGGTTTTCATAATAACCGCAAGGGGCAACGATCATTTCGTCCTTAGCTGTACCCAATGGGTAAATTCCGACTGATTCTAGGAATTTCTTTACTCGGTTTTCAAAGTTTTTCTCCGCTGCTATTTATTTCACCCTCCCCCTAAATTAAAATTATCGAAATTGCCACCTGCAGTTAAGTTCATAATGTTATCCACATTCACACCTCTGTCGATAAGTTCATCCTTCATGGCATTTGCTAATGGACTGTTTAATGCAAAATCTTTTAATTCTGATTCACTCATTGAAGTGGCATTTCTTATTGACTCCTTTTTGTCATTAGCCCCTCTCCCATAAATGAATACTGTCGAACGCTCAATATCATCTAAAATCATACGAACTGTTCTAAACGCTTTTTCATCGAACATTTTCAATGTGTTCATTAAGTGTGCCGTAGTCATTTCTGCAATTTCATATTGCTTACCGCCTGCACCATTCCACATTTTCCTTTCATCAAATCTGGTTTTTAACATGGCTTCGTCCTCTCTTTCTTCTCTTTTTACAAAGTCCAATGCTCCAAGCATGTTGAATATTTTCTTGTTGCGTCACCCACTCTAATTGAGACGCCCTACAATCATGTTTCTTACCTTTCCTGTGGTTGACAATATTTTTATCTACCGGATCGGAATTTGCAACGTGGGCGATTGCGACAAGAATATGTAACCTACAATTCTCCCCATCCAATTTCACACGTAGATAACCTTTCCCATCGTCGTAAGGGTTTAGCAACTTTCTGGTCTTTAAATTTCTAATACCACCCATGTTACTGACTTCATAATTTGGATGAGCACCAATCACTTTCCAACTAATCCGACACATTTTATTTCACTCATACCCCCCAGTCTTTATAATGAAGGTAGAAAGGTATCAACAAAATAGTACCGATAATCAGATAAATAACCATTCGCTTAAAATCAGTTGATTGATTAATCGCATCCATATAGTCAGATTTACCTGCTGTGCCAATTATTAAAGCGAACCCCATCGCACCCGATAAATTACTCAAAATCTTTTTCAAATAGCGCATCTGTGTAATCCTTTCTCATTTTCAGTGTTTCCAAAACTTTTTCTTCCACACTACCAGTACAGATTAGGTGGTAATAGTAGCAGGTCTTATCTTGCTCGATACGGTGAATACGCTTCTTAGATTGCTCATATAGCTCACTTTTATCGGTCAGGGTAAAATAGATAGCCTTGTTGGCTTTTTCTTGCAGATTAAGCCCCATAGCCCCAGCCTGATATTGGACAAACAAGACTGCTCTATCGAGGAATGATTTAAATAGCTTGTCCTCTTTCCTGCTGCCATTCACTTGGTACGATTGGATTTCTAATCTCTTCACGATTCCTTCCAGAGCGTACAACTCTTCGTTGAAGTTATAAAACACAATCAGGCTGTCACCGGTTGATTCAACCAAATCCTCAAATGCTTCTAATTTCGCCCTGCAATACTGACCGCACAGCTGCCTGGCATATAACCGCTTAGTGAGCCTCGTATCACCAATCAGCTCATGACCTTCCACTTGGATGTAAGAATCCTTCATGAATTTTTTGTACTCGCTAGTTGTCTGGATTCTGACCGGTACGTCTATCTGTTCCGGCAAATCAAAGGCTTCATCTGATTTCATAAAAACTGCCCCATGTTGTGCCAGCTTCCGTTTCAGCCTGTCTACATTTTTGTACCCAACTACCACCTGTATCTTGAAACCGCTTGAATCAACCTCAACCCAATCCACATCTACATATTGTGACCAAAACCGTTTTTTGCTGATGCCCCAACCCAGTAGATGGAGCTGTGACCAAAGCCTTTCATATTTCCCTGCCGTTGGCGTGCCGGATAACAGAATCACGTTATCCGGTTTCATGCTTAAGATGAATTTTGACCGTTTAGCAGTTTCATTTTGGATGATGGAACTTTCATCAAGCATCATGGTAAACCCTGTCATATGAGCAAAATATGACCGCCTGTATATCAAATCATAGTTGATAACCATGACACATGGTTCAAGAGGATTTTCTTCTAACGCTTTCCAGTCTGCCTTATCCCACTTCGTGCAGTCGTAAATCATTTTAAATTGAGATTCATAACCATGATCCACAAAATGATCAACCCAGTCTTGAACCTTAGATTTCTGGCAAACCACTAAATTCACAGGTGAATTAAGCTGCTTAATTTTTTCACTGCCAATAAACGTTTTCCCCAAACCCATATCAAGGTAGTAAGCCACCTTGTTCTGGCATGCAGTATCAGCTAAAACTTGCTCTTGATGCGCATACAGATTAATCATCGACAACCTTCACTTTCTTTTTCTGGACTGCTGTCTTTTCCCTGATTACCTTTTTTAGATGGGTGTTACTACCAAAGATTTTGATTGACAAGGCAGCCGTAAACGCCACATAAACGTTAAATTCTTTATCATCAGCGCATTTTACGATGGTTTTAGTTCCATCTTTCCAAAATACAATGGTTCTATTTCCACTAATCAAAATCTGCCGCGGTTCGTACTTCTGGTTTGTTGCCATCCCTGCAATATTGGTCAGATTGTTAAATACACTTTCAAAATTAGTAACTACTGTCGACATATCCATTCCAGTCATACATCTACACCTCTATTCCGGTGATTTCATAAAATTTCTTAGCGTCAAAGTTAGGCATGTTTTGTATTACATATTTGTCAGGATTACTCAAATCATTCCACCAATCAATGCAACAATCAGAAGGGTCACAGTCTTTCAAATAGCGTCCGCAAGTTTTGTATTCCGGATGCGCTCCTTTTTCTTCATCTGTCATATCGGACTCCCATATCCATTTGGTCGGTCTAAAATCAATACAATCTAATAAGTAACAAGCTCTACTACTTCTCCATTCATCAAATGTCATATCTGTTTCTTTATCAAAGAAATGTAATTTCTGACTTTCGGTATTAAAACAACCCACAGATTGGTCACCACTGTTCCAATCACCACTGTTGGAATCACCACTGTTCCAATCACCACTGTTGCA